CGCGTGGACGATGTCGTCGCGCTCGCCGATGTGTTACGGGAGGAAGGCTATCCGATCAAACCCGATGTCGAAATCTCCGTCAATAAGCGGGTGCGGCAAACGGCTTTTCTGGCGGACAAGGTGACGCGCGACTTCGTGATGGACGACGGCAGCATGGCGCAGCGCGAGGTGCCGGGTTCGTTCTACGAATTCATCAGCCGGGATATCGACCCGGATACCGGGCGGCTCGACCTCAGTTTCGATAGCGGCAATGCGACGGGCATCTTCTCCGTGACGAGGGCGTCATGAGCCTGTTGTTCCGGCCGGTGCGCGCGGACGATGTCGATGCGTTGTACGCGATGGCGAAGAGTACCGGGGGCGGGTTCACGAACCTGCCGCCCGATCGCGATACGCTGGAGGCGAAGGTGATGCGCGCGCTCGCCGCGTTCGACCGGGCCGAGGATGCGCATGAGAATGACCAATATGTGTTCATGCTGGAGGATGTGTCGGCGGGACGATGCATCGGGACCTGCCAGATATTCGCGAAGATCGGGGCGGTGTGGCCGTTCTACAGCTTTCGCGTCGGCGCGCTGACGCAATATAGCAAGGAGCTGGAGCGCACGTTTCGCGCCGAGATGCTGACGCTGTCGACCGATCTGGACGGGGCGACCGAGGTGGGCGGGCTGTTCCTGCTGCCCACGGAGCGGTCATCGGGTGCGGGGGCGCTGCTGGCGCGGGCGCGCTACCTGTTCATCAAGATGCATCGCGCGCGGTTCGCCGACCGGACCATTGCGGAGCTGCGCGGAGTGCAGGACGATGCGGGCAGCTCGCCCTTCTGGGACGGGATGACAGGCCGCTTTTTCGGCATGAGCTTTCGCGAGGCGGACGAGTTCAACGCGATCCACGGCAACCAGTTCATTGCCGACCTTATCCCCAAGCACCCGATCTATACCGCGATGATCCCGGACAGCGCGCGCGCGGCCATCGGTATGCCGCACACATCGGGGCGCGCGGCGATGCGCATGCTGGAAAAGGAAGGGTTCGTCTTCGACAATTATATCGACGTGTTTGATGGCGGGCCGGCGATGATCGCGCCGACCGACAAGATCGCAACGGTGGCGCAGGCGCGGACGGACCGGATCGCGGCGCTGGGGGATAGCGATGACGCTGGCGTGCACATCATTGCGCACGGGCGGCTGAACGGGTTTCGCGCCTGCTATGGCGCGGTGGGGCAGGGCGATGGCGAGGGCGTGATGCTCGACCCGGTGGCGGGGAAGCTGCTCGGCGTGGCGGAGGGTGACGAGATCACCCATGTCGCGCGGTGAGACACGGGTTTCGCTCTATGCCAGGCCGTCCGCAACCTTGCGCAATGCATCGAGATCCGTGCCGGTGATGGCGGGCACGTTGGCCTCTATGACATCCACCGGCCAATCCCACCACGCCATATCGCATAGCGCCGAGATCGTGGCATCGTCGTATCGCTGTTTCAGCGGCTTGGCCGGGTTGCCGCCGACGATGGTGTAGGGCGGAACATTGGCGGTGACGACCGAGCGCGCGCTGATGATGACACCGTCGCCGATCGTGACGCCGGGCATGATGACCGCCTCCATGCCGACCCACACATCATTGCCGATGACGGTATCGCCCTTGCGCCCCGGCACGTTGAACATCCGCTTGATCTCATCAAAGCCGGTTTCCGGCGTCATCGTGAAATTGTTGAACGGATAGGTCGAAAATCCGGTCATATCATGATTGGCCGAGCTGGTTATGATGCGCACGCCATGGGCGATCTGGCAGAATTTGCCGATAACGAGCTTTTCCGGGCTGAGCGGGAAGAGATAGGGCGCGAGAAAGGCGGCATAATCTTCCAGCACCTGAAGATGGCCGAAATAGGTAAAGTCGCCGATCGTGATGCGGGGATGGTCGATCACCTGATTGAGATGCACGACGGTCCTGATCTCGGTACCGTCTGGCATCACCATCGGATAGGTCTTGTCGGGGTTCAGTAATGTCATGGGCGTGGGCTACAGCAAGCCGATGGCGCCGTCCAGCAGTGGGACTACGCAGAAATGTAACCTATATGGCACTTTTTCATTGACATCGTAACGCTATTTAGGTACATCCGTCTATAGTGAGAAAATGTGAGTCGCGCCGGGGCGGTTGCGTTGCATGGGCTGGGGCCGCAGGGCGTTCCGGCCCTTTTTGCTGCGCGATGCCAGTGATTTTCGGTGCGGAACCGGAGGCGGAATGGCGCGGGCGGGCAAGGGCGCGGCATCTGGCAAAAGCGATGCCGGTGCGGCGGATATTCGCGGGGTTGGGATCGGCAAGCGAGAGGGCGCGCGCAAGATCGTCCAACGCCGCACCCCGCGCAAGACCGGATGGACGAAGGCGCGCAGAACCAGGTTTCTGCACCTGTTGAAGGAGAGCTGCAACGTCACGGACTCGGTCCGGGCGGTGGGGCTGACACTGCCTGCGGCCTATGCGCTGCGCAAACGCGATCCCGAATTCGCGGCGGGGTGGGCCGAGGCGCTGGAACAGGGCTATGCCGAGCTGGAAATGCATCTGTTGCGGCAGTCGATCTTTGGTAGCCTGACCACGGAAACGGTGGATGACGGCGATGAGAAAGGTAAGCGGAAGACAAAGATCGTGCACAGTTATCCGCATGTCACAGCGTTGCGGTTGCTGCTGGCGCACAAGAACAGCGTGCAGGCGTATCGCAACGAACAGGGGATCGAACGGCCCGGCAGCGATATTGTACGAGAGGAAATTCAGCGCAGGATCGCAGCCGTGCGGGCGCGGGGCGGTGAAGATAGCAGCAGTGAGGACTCCGTCCGCGAGGATTCCGGCAGTGAGGACAAAGATAGCGCGGAGGGCGATGATGCATGAGCCGGTCGCAATGGGAAGAACTGGCGGGTTGGCCGTCCGAAAAGCTTGAAGCCTTTCTGGAGCAATTGGGCGAGGTTGGCCGCGAGACGCTGTTGCATGACTGGCAGGTGCATGCGCGACCGCAGCAATTGCCGCCGCCGGGCGACTGGCGGGTCTGGCTGATGCTGGCCGGGCGCGGGTTCGGCAAGACCCGCAGCGGCGCGGAATGGGTGCGCGAAATTGCCGAGCGGGACGGCTCCGCGCGCATTGCGTTGATCGGGGCAACTCCCCAGCAGGCGCGCGCGGTGATGGTGGAAGGTGAGAGCGGCTTGCTCGGCATTGCGCCGTGGTGGGACAGGCCCGCCTGGCATCCGGCGCTGCGGCGTCTGGTCTGGAAATCCGGCGCGCAGGCGATGCTCTATGGCGCGGCGGACCCGGACAGCCTGCGCGGGCCGCAGTTCACGCATGGCTGGGCCGATGAGCTCGCCAAATGGGCCTATGCGCAAGCGGCGTGGGACAATTTGATGATGGGGTTGCGGCTGGGGCGGCGCCCTCAAGTGCTGGTGACGACGACGCCGCGCCCGGTGCCGCTGATCCGGCGGCTGATGAAACAGCCGGGGGTAGCGGTGACGCGCGGGGCGACGCGTGACAACCGCGCGCATCTGGCGAGCGATTTTGTGGCTGCCATGGAGCGGGATTATGGCGGCACGGCGCTGGGTCGGCAGGAGCTGGAAGGCGAGCTGATCGAGGAGCTGGACGGCGCGCTATGGTTACGCGCGCTGATCGAACGCTGCCGTGCCAGAAAGGAAGGGCTATGGAATGACGGTGAATGGTCCTTCTCTCGCGTGGTGATCGCGGTCGATCCGCCAGCGGGTTCGGAAGGCGACGCATGCGGCATCGTCGCGGTGGGGCTGGGCCTGGATGGACGCGGCTATGTGATTGACGATGCCTCGGTGGAAAAGGCGGGGCCGGAACGATGGGCCGCGCAGGTGGCGCGGGCGGCGGCGCGCCATGGCGCCGACCGGGTGGTGGCCGAGGCGAATAATGGCGGAGCGATGATCGCGAGCGTGCTGCGCGCGGCGGATATGGACCTTCCCGTCAGGCTGGTGCATGCGAGCCGTGGAAAAAGCGCGCGGGCGGAACCCGTGGCGGCGCTGTATGAGCGTGGTCGGGTGTCCCATGTCGGGGCATTTCCGCAGATGGAGGACCAGATGTGCGGCATGCTGATCGGCGGCGGCTATGAGGGGCCGGGGCGCTCCCCGGACCGCGCAGATGCGCTGGTTTGGGCACTGACCGAATTGATGCTTGGCAAACGGGCGCACCATTCTGTTCGCAGTCTTTAGAACTATTGTGTCGACGCATTTCTATTCACGAGACATCATGACGAAAAAATGCAATTATCGGATCCGGGCAATTAATAGAGTCTTGAGGCGTATTGCGTGAATGCCATATTCAAGCTGATCGGCGATGCGCAGGCTCCTGCCGATTTATGGCGAATTGTTCGCGAATATTACGGAGGGCTCGGGTTCAAGGGTCTGGCCTATTTCGCCAGTAGTTGGGGAAGCGGTGGCGACCGGAAGGGCTTTCATATTTTCCACCATGGCTTTTCGCCTGCGGTGAAGCGTGTGTATATCGATGAGGGGCTGGGCGATGACGATCCGCTGCCCGCCATCGCTCTGTCGCGCGGTATGCCGATACGGTGGCGCAAAACCTGGCAGGAGATCGAGCCCGACGCGGACCAGCTCTATTTTTTCGAGCGCATCAAGGCAGCGGAGCTGGGCGACGGTTATACGTTTCCGGTTTTCGGACCGTCAGGCCGAAACGGCTGCATATTGACGGGCAATGTGACCGATGAACTGGTTGAACAGGCGCCGGTGGAAGAGATGCACCTGATCGCCCAGTCCGCGCACATGCGGCTGTGCGGGTTGTTGCCGGATCGGCCAGCGCTGGAAAAGCCATTGTCGGCAAGGGAGCTGGAAATTCTCGACTGGGTGGCGCGCGGAAAGAGCAACAGCGTGATCGCGGATATTCTGCATTTGTCGGCTGCGACGGTCGATACCTATTTGCGACGCATATATGAGAAGCTGGAGGTTTCCGACAGGACGTCGGCGGCTGTTCGCGGCGTCGGCATGGGCCTGATCACCGCCTAACTGATTTGCCCCGGTTCGGCCTGCAAATGGCGAATTCCTGCGCTTCCGGTGCTCACGTACCTTAAGTACGCTGCGCGCCGGTTCTCGGATTTCACCATTTTCGGCTCGACCCAGACCAAATCAGTCTTGGGCAGCTTGCAACCTTGGCGGACATCGACCGCAAAAGGAGTGAATTCATGAAATTGTTCGGATGGAAGGGTGCGGCGTCGCCGCGCCCGGTCTTGTCGCATGCCTATCTGACGGGCGGCGCGTTGCTGGGTGAATGGCCGTCCGCCTATGAACCGCAGGTCCGCGCGGCCGTGCTTTCCAACCCGGTGGCGCAGCATGCCGTGCGACTGGTGTCGGAGGCTGCCGGCGGTGCGGCGCTAAACACGGCGGGGGCGAGCGCTGCGGACAATGCGCGCGCCCTCAACCTCGTGCGGCGCACATCGGGCGGGCAGGGCCTGATCGAGACGCTGGCGCTGCACCTGCTGCTGCATGGTAACGCCTATGTGCAGATTGCGGCGGATACGGCGGGCGAACCGGCGGAGCTGTTCGCGCTGAGGCCCGAGCGGGTCAGTGTGAATGTCGATGCGCGCGGCTGGCCGGTTGCCTATCATTATCGCGTGGGCGACCGGCTGACGCGGCTTGCGACGGAAGATGGGGTGGGGCGCACCGCGATCATCCACCTCAGGGCGATCAATCCGCTCGACGATCATTATGGGCTTGGGTGCCTGGGTGCAGCGTCGGGGCCCGTGGCGATCCACAATGCGGCGACACAATGGAACAAGGCGCTGCTCGACAATGCGGCCCGGCCATCGGGCGCATTGGTCTATGACAGCGGTAAAGACGGGGCGGCGCTTTCCGCCGAGCAGTTTTCGCGGCTGAAGGCGGAGATGGAGGCGGCGTTTCAGGGTGCGGTGAATGCCGGGCGACCGATGCTGCTGGAAGGTGGCCTGAAATGGCAGAGCCTGAGCATGTCGCCCGCCGAAATGGATTTTGTCGCGCTGAAGGCGGCGGCTGCGCGTGAGATTGCGCTGGCGTTTGGCGTGCCGCCGATGCTGCTCGGGATACCGGGCGACAACACCTATTCCAATTATCGCGAGGCGAACAAGGCGCTTTGGCGGCAGACGATATTGCCGTTGATGAGCAAGATCCTGAGCGGGGTCGCGCAAGGGTTGCACGGGTGGATGCCCGGGCTCGAACTGGCGGTCGATATCGACCGCGTGCCCGAGATGTCTGACGAGCGCGCGGCCTATTGGGAGCGGGTGAGCGGGGCCGATTTCCTGTCGGATGAGGAAAAGCGGGCGTTGCTGGGCATCGGTGCGGGAGGACGCGATGAGGGATAGTGACATGCTGGCCGGGCTCGCCGCGCAGGCCGAAGGCGACGGCAGCGACCTGGTGATGATCCGCGCGCTGGTCGAGGAGGCGAGCGAGATGGGGGCGAGTCGGGCGCTCGACCGCATCGGACTGTCGGATCGGGAAGCGGAAAATGATGTGCGCGAACTGCGCGAGCTGCTGTCGGCATGGCGCGACGCCAAGACGGCGGCGCGCGGCGCGGTGATCGGCTGGGTGGTGCGGGCCATATTGGCGCTGATGCTGATCGGCATGGCGGTGAAGTTGGGGCTGTTCGGACTCGTGAAGGGATGATTGAGGAAGAGGCCGTGCTCCTGCGAAAGCAGGAGCCCAGTTTGGCTGACAGCTCGCTTGAACCCTGGGTTCCTGCTTCCGCAGGAACACGAAAGAGCGGAAATCTCCTCCGTTTCGCGGGATATGCGGCGCTGTTCGATCGGGAGGATCGCGGCGGTGACATTATCCGGCGCGGGGCGTTCGCGCGGGCGATTGCCGCGTGGCGCGGGCGCAAGGTGCCGCTGTTGTGGCAGCACAGGCCCGATGCCGTGATCGGTGAGGTCGAGATGCTGGAGGAAGATGCGCGCGGGCTGCGCATCATCGGTGCGTTGCGAGCGAACGCGCCCGGAGATGCGGCGGCGTTGCTGAAGCGCGGGCAGGTGAACGGCCTCTCCTTCGGATATCGCGTCACTCGCGCGGACGGACGCGCGCCTCGGGTGCTGAAAGATCTCGATCTGGTCGAAGTCAGTTTGGTGACGTTTCCCATGCAGCCGGGCGCGCGGGTGCATGCGATCGAATAGTCCTCCCCGCATGCGGGGAGGTGGCAGCCGCTGCGTCAGCAGCGGATGACGGAGGGGGCGTGCTGTTAGGCGATCCCCATCCACCACTGGCCTGAGGCCAGCGGTCCCCCTCCCCGTGCCGGGGAGGAGTTTCTAGACAGGAGAAGCTTATGTATGAAGTGAAAGCCGATGCGCTGGAGGGGAGCTTTGACGCGCTCGCCCAGGCCGACAAGATTTCCACACTCGAAGCCGATCTGGCCGCGCTGAAAGGACAGGTGGCTGCGGTTCAGCGAATGGCGGTGGTCCGGCCCGCGCTGGACGGCGTGAAGGGCGCGGAGCGTGATCCGGCGAGAGTGGCGTTCGTCGACAAATATCTGCGGCGCGGGCAGGAAGCCGGACTGGAGCTGAAGAGCCTGTCGGGAGCGTCGGGCGGTGTCGGCGGCTTTGCGGTACCGCGGGAAATCGACGCGATGATTGCGTCGACGCTGAAGGCGATCTCGCCCATCCGGCAGGTGGCCAATGTGGTGCAAACCGGATCGGCCGGCTACCGCAAGCTGGTGGCATCGGGCGGCACGCCCTCGGGCTGGGCGAGCGAGACCGGCGCGCGTGCCGAAACGGGAACGCCGACCTTTAACGAGATCGTTCCGCCTGCGGGCGAATTGTTCGCCAATCCCGCGGCATCGCAGGCCATGCTGGACGATGTGCAGTTCGACCTGGAAAGCTGGCTGGCTGGCGAGATCTCGATGGAGTTCGCGAAGGCCGAGGGCACCGCGTTCGTTTCGGGTACCGGCACGAACCAGCCCAAGGGGTTCCTGACCTATACCACCACAAATGAGGCGGACGGGGTTCGCGCATTCGGATCGCTGCAATATGTGGCATCGGGTGCGGCGGGCGCGTTTGCGGCGTCCAACCCGCAGGACAGGCTGGTCGATCTGGTGCAATCGCTGAAGGCGCCCTATCGGCAAGGCGCGGCGTTCGTGATGAACAGCACGACGCTGGCCGTGATCCGCAAGTTCAAGACGGCGGATGGGGCGTTTCTGTGGCAGCCCTCGCTCAGCGCGGAGCAGCCCGCGACCCTGCTGGGCTATCCGGTGATCGAGGCGGCGGACATGCCGAATATCGCGGCCAATAGCCTGTCGATCGCCTTCGGCAATTTCAGCCATGGCTATGTCATAGCCGAGCGCAACGAGACGAGCATTCTGCGCGATCCATACAGCAATAAGCCGTTCGTGCACTTCTATGCCGTGAAGCGGATCGGCGGCGCGGTGACGAATTCGGAAGCGATCAAGCTGATGAAGTTTTCCGCCTCGTAAACGAAGCGGCGGCAAGCTGATCTGATCCTTCCCGCTTGCGGGGAGGATTTGGAGACGCAAAATGACCTTGATAATGACCGCAGTCGCGCAGGCGATTGTCGATGCGGGGCTGGCGGAGACCAGAGCCTGGCTGAGGATCGAAACGACGAGCGACGATGCGACGATCCGCACGCTGGTCGCGGCGGCGATCGGCACGGCGGAGGATTATTGCGCGCAGCTGATGTTCGCGCGGATCGGCACGGAAACGCTGGGCGCGAGCAGCGAGTGGACGCGGCTGCGCGCCTGCCCGGTGCAGAGCATAACGGCTGCGCGGGGGCTGCCCGCAGAAGGATCGAGCTTTGCGCTGGCGGCGGAGGCCTATGCCATCGACATTACTGCGGACGGCGATGGCTGGGTACGGGTAAGCCAGCCGGGCTCGGCGGGGCGCGTGGAGGTGGATGTCACCGCCGGTATCGCCGCCGACTGGGCGTCGCTGCCCGACCCGTTGCGGCAGGGAATTGTGCGGCTGGCCGCGCATCTTTTCACAGAACGGGAAAGCAGCGATCCCGCGCCGACGATCATCACGGCGCTGTGGCGGCCCTGGCGCAGGATGCGGCTGGCATGAGGACGGGCGCGCTGGACAAGATGCTGCCCAGAGCGCGGCGCGCGGTCGAGGCGAAGGCGCAGCAGCAACGGGAAGCGATTGTCGAGGCTGCCGGTGCGATGCCGGGCGTCACCGCACATATCGAAGATGAGCGGGTTGTGCTGGAGGGGCGCGGTCTGCTCGACCGCTGGCTGCGCGATGCCAGCCTGCGCAATATCGGGAGATTGGACCTATGAACGCCGAGAGCGATATTCGCGCCGCGCTGATCACCGAGCTGCGCAACGATGCGGCGCTCGGTGCGCAGGTCAACCGCATCTATGATGCCGCGCCCGTCAAGTCGACGCCACCCACGCTGGTCCTGGGGGAGTGCATCGGTGGCGACTGGGGCACGAAAGACAAGGTGGGGCGCGAGCTGCGGCTGGCGATCACAATAGAGGACGACATCGAAACGCCAACGCGGATCAGCGGCATCATGCCGCTGGCCGATGCGGCGGTGCACCGGCTGACCGGAACGATTGCCGGTTGGCAGGTCGGCAGCCTGCGCCTTATCCGGTCGCGGTTGTTGCGCACCAATGCGGGGCGGTGGAACGCCCTGATGGAGTATCGGATCAGGGTTTTAAAAAGTTGATCCTCCCCGCTGGCGGGGAGGTGGCAGCCGATGCGTCAGCAGCGGATGACGGAGGGGGCGTGCGGTGGGGCGATCCCCCTCCACCACTGGCCTTTGGCCAGCGGTCCCCCTCCCCTTGCCGGGGAGGAGGGAAGGATTATTGCGCGCTGTCGAAATCCTCGGTCATCTTTTCGATATATTCGGCGACCTGATCGTTCGCATCTTCGGCGGATTCCGCGTCGCTCATTCCGTCCGCCTTGTCGGTGGCGATCAGCGCCTCACGGAATTTGGCTTCCTTGTCGGCGCATTTGCTTTTGAGACCGGTGAGAAAGTCTGCCCGCGCCATTTTTCTGTCGACGGCGCTGTTGGTGAAATCGGTGAGGCAGGAGCCATAGCTTTGGCGTGCCTTGGGCAGGGCATCTGCCGGGGCCGCAGCCAGAATCATCGCAACGATAATCATAGAGACCTCTCTAACCCATTTCTGTGTCGCAGAGCGCCTGACGAAGCGCGCTGACGGCTGTTTTCATTCACAAGGAGCATATCGCAATGAGCGTCGAGAAAGGAAGCGCATTTTTGCTCAAGGTGGGCAATGGCGACGTGCCGCTGACCTATACCACAATCGCCGGTTTGCGCACCACGCAATTGTCGGTGAGCGGCGAGGCGGTGAACATCACCAACAAGGATTCGGGCGGCTGGCGAGAGCTGCTTTCGGGTGCGGGGGTAAGAGCCGTCAGCGTATCGGCAGCGGGCATCTTCACAGGGTCCGCCGGAGAGGTGAAAATCCGCACCCATGCACTGGCCGGGACCATCGACGATTATGAGCTGAGCTTCGAAAGCGGCGAGCGCATGCAGGGCCGGTTTCTGGTGACGCGGCTCGATTATGCGGGCGATTATAATGGCGAGCGCAACTACACGATCAGCCTGGAAAGCTCCGGCGCGGTGGCGAGCCTGTGAGCGCCGGCATGACACAGGAGCGCGCGGCCAATGGCCTGCGGGGCGAGGCGGCAATGTTCGTGCGCGGCGAAATGCTGACGCTGAGACCGAGCTTTGCCGCGCTGGTGGCCGCAGAAGAGGAACTGGGCCCGTTGTTCGGGCTGGTCGAGCGCGCGTCGGCGGGCGAGCTGCGCCTGTCCGAAATGGTCGCCTTGTTCTGGCATTGCCGTTGGGACTGGCCCGATATGATCACGCGCGATGACATAGGCAATGCAGTCGCATCGCAGGGATTGATGGCCGTAACCCCCGTCCTGAAGGCGATATTGCAACAGATCCTCTCGGGTCGGGCGTGACCGAACAGACATTTGGTGCGGTTGCGCTGCGACTGGCTGGGCTGGCGGGCTGGCATCTGGGATGGAGTGCCGACCGGTTCTGGAACGCGACGCCGCGCAGATGGAAGTCGTGGTGCGGGCGATGCTCGGTGCTGATGAGTCAGGCGCGGGCCTGCTGATGGCGGGCGAGCGTGCGCCGTCGGCGGGCGAGATCGCGCGATTGCAGGAGATGTTTCCCGATGGATGAGGAAATCGACCGGATGATCCTGTCGGTGCGCGCCGACACGCAGGGTCTTGCGCAGGATGTCGAAACGATGCGCGCCGGCCTCGACGGGCCGCTCGCATCGGGCGCCGAACGGGCTGGGCGCGCCATCGAGCGCAGCTTGCTGCGTGCGGTGCAGACCGGCAAGTTCGGGTTCGAAGATCTTCGCAGGGTGGCGATGAGCGCAATGGACGCTATTGCGCGCGACGCCTTGCGGGGCGGATTGGACAAGCTGTTCGGCGGCGGCAGCAGCAGTGGCGGCGGGCTGGGTGGATTTCTCGGCGGGCTCGCTGGCTCCCTGTTCGGTGGCGCGCCCGGTAGGGCGACCGGCGGGCCGGTATCCCCGGGGCGGGCCTATCGTGTCGGTGAGCGCGGGCCGGAGCTGTTCGTGCCGACGAGCAGCGGGCGCGTAGTCGCTGCGGGCGGTGGCACCGGGGGCCGGGATGTGCGCGTAACGATCAACGTCAATTCGCCCGATGCGGGTGCGCCGCAGGCGCTCGCGCGCAGTGCGCGGCAGATTGCGCGCAATGTACGAACGGCACTGAGCGAATAATTCTTCCCTGCATGATGGAAGGGTTCGCACGCGAAGCGCGTGACGGAGGGGTGTGCGGTTGGGCAGTCCCCCTCCACCACTGGCTTGCGGCCAGCGGTCCCCCTCCCCGTGCCGGGGAGGATTGGAGGTTTTCATATGGCTTATTGGCTGGCGTCGGGTGGCGGCGCGCAGGAGAAGGGCGTCATCAAGCGCTTTTCGCCCGCCTATTGGACCGTCAATTTCCCGCGTCCGATGATGGCGGGGGTGGTGACGACGGCGCCCGATGCATTGCGGGTGGACGCGGTATTCTATGGTTCGGGCGATCTCGCTGGGCTGATCTGGGAAGCGGAGGATGTGTGGGATCATCCGCTGCTTGCCTATGAAACGAGCCGGGACTTCCGCAATTGTCAGCTGCGATTTCACTGGCGGAGCGGCGGCATTCGCGCGCTCGACCAGATCAACGGGCCGACGTTGACGATCGAGGGGCGCGATCAGTCCGGCAATCCCAAAAGCTGGTTCGTGCGGCTTTGGAATTATGCGAGCGGTTCACCGGACGACGCCGATATCCTGCTTGATTTCAACGCAATGGATGGCGG